CACGGAGAACTTTCTCTGGGACTCTTACGTTGGTTTCTTCTTGCAACTCTCGGATTGCGCAGTCCAGAAAAGACTCCGACCTGTTCCTGAAACCGCCAGGAAGAGCCCAAGCTCCTGCCCCTGGAGCATACTTGCGTTGGATAAGAAGAACGTGTCCTTGGCATTCGAGGATGGCATCGGAGCAGTTGAAGTTGAGTGTTTCGGGGAATGGGTAGTTGGCAAAGGTTTCCTTCTCTTTCTCATAGAATCCATAATCAAGGCGAACTGACTCAGGCATCTCTGGGTCGCAGTACTCAAACATCTGTTGACGAATTGACGTAGCGTCAATCTTGTGTGTAGCTTCGATGCTCTTGAATTTCCAGTCAGGGAACCAAGTGAGATAATCGTTGCCTTCTTTCATGTGACCAAACAGGGTTGGTGTGCCCATCTCATAGTGTTCAGCTGTGGCACGAACGTCGGACATCCATTGGGTGTTCGAGTAGCGATAGTCGTTAAGTGGGATAATCTCCACGTTGTGTATGCCAGCTGCGAATAGCTTTTGACGTAACATTGCGGAACGCTCTTTGAATGTCCAAGGGTTTCGGATAGAGCGGCATTGGTTTGCGGAACCAACGAGGATGTAGAGCGTGTCTACTTGAGAAGCGGCAATGCCCAGTGCGTGGACATGACCTTGGTGTACGGGTTGGAAACGCCCGATGAATATTCCTGATTTCATTTCTAGCTCCTAGAATAGAGGGACTGACTACCAGTCCCTTTCACATTTTTATTTAGTTCACTTGTCCAGCGTAGTCAGCACGGACATACCAGTCAGGGGCAGACGAAGCGGTATTGTGTTCGTTGTTGTAGTCAATGGCATACTTACGGGCTTCAGCTTCGTTGTCGAAGTAGACAGTGTCCCAAGGCTTTGAACCCCAGCCACGCTCATATTCAGTCAGCTCAACTTTGTAAGCAACAACATTGGGTTTCTCAATTCTAGCCATATCAAACCTCACATAACATTCATGATAAAAGCACACAAGATAGCATCTTGCTCGGTATTCAGATATCTAACAATCAGGTTATCATCGCGATCAATCACGAGGCAACCATCAGCATAAAACCTATTCATCGGAGCACCTTTCCCTTTCCATAGCTTAATTATACGTGAAACCTTAATTAAAGTAAAGCCCCTACGAGTTGTAGGGGAATGTAAGTCGAAAGGTTTAATCGAACAGGTCGCTACGGTGCCTTGGCAGGTCGCCCGATATAACGCTTTGAACGTCATCCCAGAGCTCCATGCGCCATCTGAGAGCTTGTAGGGCAGCTTGCTCGGCTTCGTGTATCTTCACTGGGTCATGGTCGCATAGGGCTTCTACCAGAGCCACTGAGGCTGGTCCATGCTCCTCTGAGTCAAGGTGAACGTGACGGTTCAAATAGTAGTGGAACTTTGGAGCGTCCTCTGGGCGAAGTTTGAGCGAGTCTGCAAGGCTCTGGAACATGCCAGGAATCACTGTCTCACGACCAAAACAGAACGCAGCTGCAATGATATGTGCCTCGCCTGTCTCAATGAAGCCAAAGGTTTTCTGCATGAACTTGAGTGATGGGTAAGGAACTGAAACCTTCTCAAAGGCATCCCAAACAGTGTTGTTCTGACAAAAGTTCACCAGCTCCTCGAGCGAGCGAGGGTCAGCGCCCACCTCTAACATGGCTTGAACGTAGAGATCGTGGTGAGTGATTGGAGAAACTCCATCAAGGTCAACGTCCGACTCTTCACCAAGCACAATGGAGTTGATGAGACGAGCGGCACCTGAACGAATCCGAGTGGTTGGCACCCAGCAGTTCGTCGAGGGACAGATGTGATGCTGAAGGCTCTTCAACAAACTCATGAAATCCCACACGGCAAACTGGTGGTGTTCCATGAAAATCTGCAGCTTGTCAATCGTGTCAACTCCACCATTCAGTAACGGATGAGCAGCCAGTTGAGCCTGACGTTCTTTGATCTTGTTCAGTTGTAGTTTCATGATAGCAGTTGCTTCTTGTAGTTTTCAAAGAACTGGTTACGTTGAGCACCAACAGTTGACCAGTCGACCTGACTGTATAATTTATTGCGCATCTCTTTGATGTCATAACCATGAGAGCCCAACTCAATCAGAGTCCAACAGTTCTGCTTTTGATACGGCTTACCATAGGTGTTCAATGCAGTTGCCCAATCGTAGGCATCACGTGCCGTTGCGTATGGTGTACGCCACTGCATGGCTCCGTCCTCAACGTACCACTCAAACCCGTACTTCTCAGCGTCACGGTCAAACTCCGATGTCCATGCGTTTGAGGCATCACGGTTGATGTTTAGACCATGCCAAATCCAGTTGGGTAGCTTGTTCTCAATCATCCACTTGTGTGTACTCATGAGATCTTTCAGCGTGTCAGGTGGAAGACCAGCAATGAAACCAAGACGGAACGTTGTCTCACCTTTCCACAAGTCATGATATAGTTTCGGCAACCAGTCACGGGCATGTTTACCTGACCATGCCTTACCAACCAACTTAGCAGCGTCTCCGTTCAGTGACTCAACACCAAGGAACGTAGAAGCCAAGCCAACGTCAGCCAGCTCGATTGTGGTTTCCTGATGCGCATGAAGCAAGTCAGGTCTCATGTAGCATGAGAAGTGAATCTTGAATGGCAACGTGCGAATCATGTCAATGAAGGCACGGAGTTTGACTTGGTTGTCGTTGAACGTATCGTCAAGCAGGTAGTAGTTGGTCACACCCCACTTCTGATAGTTGGTCATCATCTCTTCACGAATCATTTCCATGTCGCGGATGTAGTCGTTCTTCTGCTTACCAATGTATGGGTAACGGCAGTACTTACACGCAAAGATACAGCCACGTGCCAGTTCAATTGGCAGTGATTCGCCCTGCTGAATGTAGTCGTTGTCTGCCCATACGTGAGCATCAGTTTGAATGTCGAACTTCACGGCAGGAATGAGCGCATCGGCTCCTTCGCGGATAACCCTGTTACCCTGAATCATCTCAACGGGAACCTGTGGACCCTTGCTGGTTAGCTGACGCATGAACGCAAGCATGGTGTTCTCAGCATGACCATAGAAGAAGTAGTCAAACAGCGTACCGTTCTTGTACTCCTTGTTGATGTTCTCAACGTTCACACCACCTGCCATGAGAATGATGTGTGGATATTTCTGCTTGATGACACGGAGCACTGACTCGACATGGCGCAAATACACCATGGCTTCTTTCTTGTTGAACATGGCACCGAAGCCAATCACCTTAGTCTTAGGTGTGATGAAGTGCTCAATGGCACTCACCAGCTCTTCTTTGGAAAAGCGATGGATAAAATCGACGACTTGAACTTCTAATGAATGTTTACGAAGCCACCAAGCCAACTGGTATACACCCATTGGTCGGTAGGCTTCATTCGTCTTCGAATATACACTTGTCAGTAAGATAACATCCATCAGATTTCTTCGTAGTCTTCTTTCCCTACGCCACACTCAGGACACAAGAATGTGTCTGGGAGTTCGTCCCACTTACCTTCAAGTTCTTCATCGTGGACGTGTCCACACACAACGCATACGTGTTCCATTATAGAGCCTCCCAAACTTGTTGATATGCTTCAGCGTGACGCTTCTCTACTTTCTCGAGAGCGGCAAAACGCTTTGCTGCCTTTGCCAAAACCTTTTGGAACTGCTCAGCATGTTCCTTTGATTCAGCAATCTGACCCATGATCTCAGCACCAACTTCATTGGCACCTTCGAGCACAGCGGCACGAAGCATCGATGGGTACATTTCGGTGTACTCATAAGTCTCACCTTCAATGGCTTTCTCAAGACACACTTTGGTGCTTGGTTTGCCAATCAGCAACTCAAGATGACCCCAAGCATGCAGGATCTCTTGATCAGCTGTATGCTCAAAGTGTTGAGCCACTTCTTCATAGCCTTCTTCGCGTGCAATTTTAGCGAAGTAGCGATACTTGATATGTGCCATTGACTCACCAGCCAACGCACCTTCAAGGTTTTGTAATGTTACTGACATCTTCAACCCTTTCAATTTCAATGTTACACTTACTCAAAAATTCAAGACCAGCATTGTCACGATACGAATGTCTGTAGTAGACTTTCTTAATACCTGCGCCATATATCATTTTGGCACAGTCGATGCATGGTGAGTGGGTCACAAACATGTCTGCGCCCTTACCCGATTCACTGGAAGCAGCCAGCTTAGCAATGGCATTCGCCTCTGCGTGAATCACTTCGGGTTTCGTTTTACATGTACCATCATCGTACCATTCTTCACAAGCGTTGGTCCAACCAGATGGGGTGCCGTTGTAGCCAATAGAGGTGATGCGATTGTCTTTCACAACAACGGCACCAACCTTCAGTCTCACGGCAGACGACAGCTGAGCGAATCTGTCAGCTGTGTCCATGAATGCATCAATCCACTTTTGTTTCATTATCTAAACCATGATTTTATTTTGGACAGCAAGGAACCTTCAGTCCTTGCACTTTCAGTTACTGGCTGTCCGTCGATTTTTTTCTGTTCACCGTTTTCGCACCAAAGGGACGACCCTTCTTTTTCGGAGCATCACCGTCAACGACTGGTGCTTTGACTGTTGCAGTCTTCGCGCCCTTTGCTGGTTTCTCTTCTGGTGGTAGTGCGTCAAGGTTAAAACTAGCAGCCAGTCCAGGAACCGTTTTCTTGAACCATTCACGTGTCAAGTTTGGATAGACACGTTGCAGTTGTTGGTCTTTGATAGCCAACATCAACTTAGCCTCTGTTGGGCTCAAGCCTTCAAGCAACTGAATGAACAGATACTCACGACGAGTGCGAGACACGTCTTTGGCGTTCTTAGTGAACACATACCACTGACGAACAGTAGTATAGAAGTTTGTCATCGACATGCCTTCTGGTTGAGCCGATTGCTTGTATGGTGGATCACCATCGGGCAATTGAAACTTCAAGTCAGGGTTGAATGAATATTCAAGAACAGCCTTCAATCCGTTGTTCTCGATGTATTTGAAGATGTCTCCACCTTCGTTCAAATCTTTCAGTACTTCGCCGATATACATCGACTTCACACTTACATTTACTGTAGCCATTAAAAGTCCTCTACTTCTTCCATTAGAATTCGGCAACGATGCTGCGTCAGATATTTGAACGCTGTCATTCGAGTGCCCGTTACCTTGATACTTAGGTACTGATCGATGATGGTTTGCGACACATCCTCAGGAATCTTGTCGAGGTCGATCAACTGCACGTTGCGGTGCCAGTTGCGCTTCTCGGTGTCATTGCGGCAAGCATCAATGCCTTTCTCTAGGAACTCATCAAGACGTTTCTGACTGATAGGTTTCTGACGAACGCCTTCTTGAAGGAAGATGTCATCGGGAGAAAGGATGTTAGGAATGCCGTCATCGCCAGCCTTTACCACGTGGGTGATATACTTAGTGTAGCGCTCAGCGTCGTTTACCTTGATGAACTTCTTCACGTTCGGCGACCACTGAACCACGTTGGGATATTTCTGCAGCTGGATGAAGTCATGGTCAGATGACAGAATCAAAACCTTCTGTGGTTCTTCAACCAAACCTTCTTGAACAAGTTCGTTTTCCTGAGTGTACTTGGCAAGCACTGCGATGATATCGTCAGCCTCGGCACGTTCTTCGTGGATAACTTTGTACGGGAAGTATGTGGCGATATCGTCACGCATCTGAGACATGGTGTCAAAGATAAGTTTCCAAGGCAAGTCAGAAGCATCACGTGCCTTCTTACGGTTTGCCTTGTAGAACTGGAACACTTCGCGACGCCAGTACTTACGTCCGTCGCAACACAGAACAATCTGCCCGTACTCGCGACCATACTTTTTCTTGTACGCTTTGATAGTTGACAGAGTCACGTGACGAATAAGGTCAACGATCTTCTCTGGGTTATTGGATTTCAAGTCAGCTTGAAAGGTTAGGATCGCAGCCAGTGCGACCTGAGAGTAGTCTACTAAAATCATTGGAACACTTTCAACAAAATACATTCATCATTGATGCGACCGTTGACCGCTGCCTCTTTGCTCGTGAGAGCCTTATACGCAGTGTTCAATGGACGCTTGGTCATCCCAGCGTAGGAAGTAACCAGCTCTGGCTTACGCATGGTCTTTTGACCTGAGTTGGCTGTATCATAGTTGAGGATAGAAGTGCCTTTGACAGTAAGCAATTCACCAGTCACTGCACGGTACACCTGCAGCTTGCGAACCTTGGTGTTGTACACCCAGAGCTCGGTGGCACCCACAATCGTGGGAGCGGAGATAGACTTTAGGCTGAGTTCAGCAAAGTCTTTCTTGTACTTCAGATTCTTCACCACTTCGCCAGCTGGCTTTGCCTTACGGGCACGTGGCTTACGGACAACCAGCTTCTTAGCTTGGTCGCAGTTGTTGATCACGGTTTCACACAGTCCGATGAGTCGCTTCAGTTGAACCTTTGAGAAGTTTGAGTAGCCTTCAACCAGTTGCTTGTCTGAACCTTCTTGGACTTCACGCAGCTCGTCAAGAGTTTTGGTATAGACAGTGGCAACGTACTTGGCTGTTGGACCATTCATGCCGTTCATCTTGATTTTGAAGTTTGCGGGACAGCCTTCAGCGATGAATTCATCAATCTGACCGTCAATGACTTCGCCACAGAACTCGCGAGACTTGTCAAGGACACGCTCTTGAATGTTGGGGACAACCTTGGCAGCGACAACGTCTTTCTTGATGACTTGTGGCATCGCCTTCAACTCAGTGAGTTGGTCTTCAATGTACTGTTCGTGGGTTTCGTTCAGATATGAACCGATCATCTTCATGCGAACAAGGGCACCAACTGAATAGAAGTGCCAGTCGGACACGTCTTGAGCGTACTCGAGTTCGTCGATGCGTTTGTTCTTCTTGAGATAGGAAAGTACCCAAGCCTTGCGTTGTTTGGCATCAGCTTCACGAGCATACCAATTCAGGGCGATGAGTAGTTGGGCTGTGTATGACTGCTCCGAGTCTTCGATAATCATGGGCTCGTCGGTTTTACCAGCGGCACGATTGATGAGTGCCTGACGCTTCGCTGCTTTTACTTCTGACATAGGTTAGAACCTCCAATTTATACCATAATTATACCTGATATCGGAATAAATGTCAAGCCCCTGGAGATACGTGACTGTCAATGGGTTTGCCGAGCTTGGATTCAAGAAATTCCTTGACATGAGGGTAAGCCGAGTCATCAGACGATACAAAGATGACATGCTGACGTTTGGTGTTCTCACGGATATTGATAACCATTTGCTCAAGTCCATCGCCCTGAGCCAAGAACTCATCGCTCTCAGCTTCATAGGCGTAGAAGATTCCATTCTGCCAGCGAATGTGAACCTTGAGGATCTTCTCAACAGCGTCATCAACCATCTTCTGAACCAACTTCTCATCGGTGCGTTCTTCGAGCCATTTGGTGAATACCCAGCCGATGAACTTACCGATGAAGTAAGCCAGAGTGAAGTAACCTAACCACTCAATCAACAAGGGCATTGTACTCGCCTTTGGTCATGTAGTGCACGTTGCCATACTGAACGCTGACCACGTCAGCATAACGGAACGAACGCCATTCTTGCTTCTCCATGTCAAACACGGCATGAGATTCAGTGGACGCTGGCTTAGTGCTGTTGCCTTTTGGTTGCTTGTCTTCAGGAATGACAGCAGACATGGTTGAACACAACATCACACGATCAGTACCATCCTTCTTTGTGAAGTTGATAGTTGTGGGCTGCGTACGCAAAACCTCAGCGAGCCAGTTGCGGAATTCTTCTTTGCTTTTCAGACGTTCACTTCTCATCATTTTCTCCTAGTTTCATTTGCGACGATGGATCCATGCTGTCCACCACCTTGTCATAATAATCGGAATGGACAAGCCATCCCAACCAGTTCAAATCTTTTTCGACTTCTTCGTCGACACGACCTTCGCCACCTGAACAGTACCAGTTCATGTAGTCACCCTCACCGAGAATATCGGCAATGAGACCACCAACGGCACGCCAGCTGTAGCTGGTTTCGTAGTTGTATTTGGAAAGACCGTTGTTACACAGTGTGCCATAGAAGCGAACGCAATAATCTTTGCTCGATCGCATCTTCTGTTTGATGACTGTACCATCAGTGATATCACGGAACAGGTTTGGTCGCTGAAGATCGATGTGGTCAATGTCTGACTCAACAAAGTCTTTCTGAGCCGCTGCCTCGGCAAGATACTTCTCGCGCCATTCCTCCATTTGAAGGGCTGTGCGCTTTCGGTACATCTTGCTAGACAAGTCTTGGAAGAATTCATTGAGCTCGCTCAGCTGTTCTTCGCTCATGAAGAATTCTTGCTTGTTGAACTCAGTGCTGCCAGCATTGTCTTTGCGGCTGATAACAACTTGGTACATGTCGAAGTGTTCGTCGACAGTCACTGTAGTTGTAACTGTGCCTTGGTCAATGTCACAACGAGTGTGAATTTTAGAGTCGGCGTCATCAATCATGTGATCCACGGTGTTTTTCCTTACGGTTATATTTCTTGCGAGCCTTCTCGACACGCATACGGTACTTGGGTGTGCGAAGATCCCTAGCAACAGAGTTGCGTACCTTTGGGAGTTTGATAGTTATCTTCATACCACTATTATACCGTATGCCTGAATTTAGGTCAAGTCCTCAGCAGAGCTTTTCTTGCTCTTCAAGGAAGCCTTTGCCGCTGCCTCTGCAGCCAGCTGGGCTTGGACCATGCCTCGCTTGAAGCCATTGCGATCTTCTTGATCGCGGAACGGCAACAGTGCCATCATAGTCTTGGTTGTCTTTGCGAGACGGAAGTTCTTATCGGATTTCATTTTACTCCTAGTGCTTTCAGTTGGGTGATAGTTGATTCAGCGGTAACATGCAAGATAGCCTTGCCACCTGCTGCTCGGAACGGGTCGACACATCCAATGCTGTCATCGATGAGAACAGCCTCGGGACATGCCCAGTTAGCCTTCTCGGTCTTGTTACGCGAGAAGTTTGGTTTGTATGGAACACCATGGTTCAGAAGCCAGTTAGTTTTCTGTTCCTTGGCTGCTGCGCCTTGGTCAGTGCGGAAAGTGCCAACGGATGTCAACATTTCCACTTCGACTTCTTTGAGACCAGCGACGAAGTTCAACAGAACATCAGCATCTGGCATCTTATCTAGGACTTCAAAGATTCGACGTTTGAGCACGGACTCACGGAATTCTTCACGGTCAAAGTCCGTTGAATTCCACATCTTTTTGTATCCAGTATGGAAGTCGCAAAGCACACCGTCCATGTCGAGGTAGATTTTCCTAATCATAATTCTTTCTCTTCTTCTTTCAATGCCACCTTGTGCGGTGGAACCATGCGAAGGTCAGTACCTTCTGGGTCAATGGAACATACCAACTCTAAACCATTCCAGCCAGTTCGCTGGACGTAGAGGACATCTCCCTTTGCCAAATCGTAGTGCGGTTCTACTAAAACTACAACACTCATCTCTTTCCTCTTACTTTCAAGTACTGCTCATCATCAAGGTCGCGAAGTCCACCACAGGGTTTGTTCGCTGCCTTTTGAGTAGCTCTATTGCTCAACAGAATCAACC